CCCACTCTGATTTTCTCGTATTTGTGCGGCGTGTTTGGCCTGCGTTCATAGAGGGCGATCATCATCGTGTCATGGCAGATGCGTTTAATCGCATAGCGGAAGGCGAGCTAAAGCGTTTGATCATCAATATGCCGCCACGTCACACCAAGTCCGAGTTCGCCTCGCATTTGTTTCCAGCGTGGTATTTGGGCAGATATCCCGACAGAAAGGTGATCCAGACATCACACACGGCAGAGTTGGCTGTCGGTTTTGGGCGTAAGGTTCGTAACTTGGTCGGCTCTCTCGACTACAGCAAAATTTTCCCGAACGTATCGTTGAGCGCCGACTCCAAGGCAGCCGGTCGTTGGAACACCAACCAGCAGGGCGATTACTTCGCTATCGGTGTAGGCGGTGCGGTAACGGGTAAGGGCGCAGATATTCTTATCGTGGACGATCCTCATTCGGAGCAGGAAGCCGCGATGAACGATCCGTCCGTATACGACAAGACATATGAGTGGTACACGTCTGGTCCGCGTCAGCGGTTACAGCCTGGTGGCGCGATTTGCGTGGTGATGACCCGCTGGTCGAAGAAAGATTTGACGGGTCAGATCGTCAAGGCATCGATAGAGAGAGGCGGTGCTGACGAATGGGAGATCATCGAACTACCCGCGATCCTGCCTAGCGGCAACCCGTTGTGGCCCGGATTCTGGCCGAAAGAGCAGCTAGAAGTACTACGCGCAGAGCTTCCAATATCGAAGTGGAGCACACAGTACCAGCAAGATCCTACCTCCGAAGAGTCCGCGATCATCAAGCGCGAGTGGTGGAAGGAGTGGACGAAGGGCAAGCCACCGGAATGCGAATTTGTGATTCAATCGTGGGACACGGCGTTCCTCGCCAAGGAAACAGCGGACTACAGCGCGTGTACGACCTGGGGTGTGTTTTATAACGAGGACAGGGAAGCGAATATCATCCTGCTGGACGCTCTACAGGAGCGGTTGGAATTCCCTGATTTGAAGAAACGCGCTTATGAGATGTACAAGGAATACGAACCGGATGCGTTCATAGTCGAAGCCAAGGCTGCTGGCACCCCGCTCATTTTCGAGCTTCGTCGCATGGGCATCCCGGTCGCGGAGTATACACCGAGCAGGGGCCGCGATAAGGTAGCCAGGGTCAACGCTGTATCGGATCTGTTCAGTAGCGGTAATGTCTGGGCACCAAAGAAAAGGTGGGCAGAGGAAGTGATAGAGCAGTTTGCTGCCTTCCCAACCGGGGACCATGATGATTTGGTTGACTCATCGACTCAAGCGTTGCTAAGATTTAGGCAAGGCGGCTTCATTAGTTTGAGCAGCGACGAGCCGTGGGGCGAATTGGTGCCTAATCGCAAGGCGGATTACTATTAGCTATCTACAGCACGACATCCTAGCGATTGCGGGCGAGATTCCTGTCTGTAGTGTGTGTGGTGAGGAGACAAAGACAGGCGGAATGTGGTCGGGGCACGAGGCTATTGTTGTTTGTAGCCACGCTTGTGCGAAGAAAGTAATACTGCTTGCTCTCGACGCGATTTCTAGTGCCGATGGCTCTATATCATACGCGGATTGGATGAAGCTGGCGGATAAATCCTATGATCGGTGGGAACAATGGAATGTATTACACCAGAAAAGCCGTAGGAAGCTTGTGGATTCGCTATGTCCTGGGTGTCAAGTGAAATTAAACGAGAGACGCTTCAGTTTCGTGGATCATTCCGGGTACCCGTCCTTTCCCCCGATCTGTCGTGGCTGCGAAAACCCCGTGAAACCGGATATATGTCATGCCGATAGATAAGTCTCTGGAAGGGTTATTCAGTCAGGATGATTTCGATGTGGGGCCAGAGGGATTCGTTGTTGTCGAGGAGGAGGAAGCTCCCGGCGAAACGCTGGTCACCGAACTGGAAGACGGTGGAGTCGAGATCGATTTCGATCCGCTGTCGGGTTCGGACAACATAGAGACGGAATTCTCCTCTAATCTTGCAGAGGCTGTAAGCGACAACGAATTACGAACGATTGCCGTTGATTTGATCGGCAAATTTAGTGCAGACAAAAGAAGTAGAAGCGACTGGGAAAAGACATACACGGAGGGTCTCGACAATTTAGGGCTGGAGAGCGAAGATCGCACTACGCCATGGGCTGGAGCCTGTGGCGTTTTTCATCCCATGTTGTCTGAGGCGGTCGTGCGCTTCCAGAGCGAGACGATTCAGGAAATCATCCCGGCTAAGGGTCCGGTCAAAACCCAGATATGGGGGGTAGTGAGTCTGGAGCGTGAGAGACAGGCAAAGCGTGTTCAGGACTACATGAATTATCAGCTTCTGGAGGTGATGACCGAATATCGTTCGGAAACCGAGAAGCTTTTGTTCAGCCTGCCGCTTGCCGGGTCCGCGTTCCGCAAGATCTACTTCGATCCGTCGTTGGGCAGACCGGCTTCGATGTTCGTGCCAGCCGAAGATTTTGTTGTTGCGTATAACGAGGCGGACTTAGCACACGCCGAGCGTTATACCCATGTAATGGCGCGAAGCACGAATCAGGTGAAGAAGCTTCAGGTCAGCGGATTCTATCGTGACGTGGAGTTGACGACATCACATATCGAAGAAAATCCGATCACGAAAAAATATAACGATATCGGTGGTGTCAGTCCCTCCTATGAAAGTGAGGAGCGGCATCAGCTTCTGGAGATGCACGTCGATTTTGATTTGCCCGGTTTCGAGGACCCGGATGGCGTGGCACTTCCCTATGTCATCACCATCGACAAAAGCAGCGCCACCATCCTGTCTATTTACAGGAATTGGCTAGAAGACGACGACAAGAAAGTAAAGAAACAGCATTTTGTGCATTACGGGTACGTGCCTGGTATAGGCTTCTATAATCTTGGCCTGATCCATATGATCGGTGGCCTCGCGAAATCAGCGACTAGCCTGCTGCGCCAGCTTGTAGACGCAGGAACTCTTTCCAATTTGCCGGGAGGATTGAAGACTCGTGGACTCAGAATCAAGGGCGACGACACGCCCATCATGCCGGGAGAGTTCAGGGACGTTGATGTCCCTGGCGGCGCTATTAAGGACAATATCACCTTCCTTCCTTATAAGGAACCTTCTTCGGTCCTTTACCAGTTGTTGGGTAATATCGTGGAAGAGGGCAGGCGTTTTGCTTCGATGGCGGACCTTAAAGTAGGTGATATGAACCAAAACGCTCCCGTTGGCACCACGCTTGCCATCATAGAGCGGACAATGAAGGTGCAATCCGCTATCCAAGCGCGGATTCACGCGAGCCTCAAGCAAGAATTCAAGATATTGGCCGGGATCATCCACGAGTATACCGATCCGAGTTATCCATACGAGACGGATGCCGGGGAAGATATCAAGGCAGAGGACTTTGATGACCGGATAGACGTGGTCCCGGTGTCGGACCCGAACGCTTCGACTATGGCACAACGGATTATGCAATACCAGGCAGCACTACAGTTGGCCGCGCAGGCGCCTAACCTGTACGATCTGCCGCTGTTGCACCGTCAGATGATGGAACTGATCGGTATATCGAACGCGGACAAGATTGTCCCACAGCCTGACGATGTCCCGCCGAAAGATCCAGTTACCGAGAATCAGGACATCCTCACACAGGCACCTGTCAAGGTATATCAGTACCAAGATCACGAAGCCCATATGCGTGTCCACATGGCACTGAAGAATGACCCGCAGATCGGCCAGGAAATGCAGAACAGCCCTGCCGGTGCCGCGATAGACGGTGCGCTCGACTCCCATGTGCGTGAACACTTGGCCTTTATCTTCCGTTCACAGATCGAACAGGAGCTTGGCGTTGAATTGCCGCCGATAGACGAGCCGTTGCCCGAGGACGTTGAGAGGCGCCTGAGCACGCTGGTGGCGGACGCAGCCGATCAGATGCTGGGCAAGAAACAACAGCAGCAGCAGGCTGCCCAGAACGCTGAACAACAGCAAGATCCGATTATCCAGCAGCGCGAGCGTGAGCTTGGAATCCGTGAGATGGACGTTCAGCGCAAACAGCAGGCCGATTCCGCGAAGCAGCAGCTTGACCAACAGAAGATTATGGTCGGATCACAGCGGGACGCGGCTGAACTCGCACTCGAAAGAGAGAAACTTGAGAGCAAGCATCAGATAGATATCGCTGCATTGTCGCTTGAGGAGGCGGCACTCAAGCTGAAGGCCGAACAGGACGACCAGAAGTTTGA